ATCACTTATACTTTCCGTTCTGTATATTCTTCATAAACTGCCGTTGCGACATTTCGCCTGTACTGACCTTCCAAGAGTCTTCCTGTTCAAGTTTCCAATTGTTATGGTAACTTGCCGGGATCTGCGGTTCGCAATTCTTCCAGATACCATATATAATTAATCCGATAAATAATACTATAAATGACATATGTTTATTTTCCTTTCTATTTTAATACTGGTTTTTATATATATGTTTTGTCGAATAAATATTTTCTATTCCATCAACGGCTAGTGCGTTGAATTGTGAGCATATTTTTTCAAGTTCTTGTTGCTTCTCATATGCTAATGCATATATTCTCTTTAATTCTGCTATAGTGTTATTTATATCATTAAAATATATATTATTGATATAAAATAACTCTATTTCCTCAATGTTAATTACTTGAATTTTGTTATTAATCAATAACGGTTTCTGTTCACCGTTAATATATTTTGTACCACATTCTATAGATAAATTTGTTTTTAAATCCGTTAAAACATATTTATATTGCGAATAGCTTTTACTGATATATGCAATACATCCGGTTATCTGTTTTATTTCCTCACTGATTTTTTTATTTGTTTTTTCCCCATAGGGCTTACCTGAATACTTGTTAAAAACTTCTAATACTATAGGCATTATTTCAGTAAAGAATGCTATTTTTGCATTATTTCTAAGCAGTTTTTCTGCTATAATAGTATCGTTGAGTGCCGTTTGTAAAGTGATTATTTCCTGTTCTATTTCCGGCAGCTCATCCTTTTTCGTTTTTTTCTCAAAGCGTTCATCAATTTTTTTATTCAAACGTTCCGTAATTTTACTTCTTTCTTCCCTTATAGAATGTATTTCACCTATAATTTCATTGTACTTTTTCATGTGTTCCTCCTTATTTAATAACATAGCACGGAATAACGGTTAAAAACTCTGATGCTTTTTCCGCTATCTGTTTCCTTATAGCAATAATTTCTTTATCGTGATCAAAAAATTCATCTATGCTATCTGGTTCAAAACGTGCAATGATTTTTTCAAGCTGTTCAATGACTCTTAAATCGTGTAAATAGTATATTTTGCCATCTACAATTACAACGTTTTTGATTATCTCATGTTCTTTGCATCCCCAAATACCTGCATTCTTTAATGTTTTGAAAATATCCATTCTTTGGGATGGACGGCACTCTGTATAAGGAATAGTATTTCTTACTATTCCTCTAGTTTTGTCATATTCATCCTTAACGGTAATCGAATGCGGGCTGATTTTTACCCTCTTGTTTCTGATTTCCTCAATATTCATTTTTTTGTTCCTCCTTGCCCATCAGGGCGACTTAAAATTGATTATGTATCGGCACAGCCTCAAGATCGTTGCACTGTCGACTGTGATAAAGCGGATAAAATCCGCTTGAATTAATAAGGACGTGTGTAGTATATCGGAACAAAGCAGTTTTTAGCCGTGCTGATTACAAGCCGTTCTGCGTCTCTTGACGGGATACGAATAAACAGATCCCCATCAATATATATACAATAATTGTATATATGCACCACGTTCAAAAATCCGATTTCAAAGTGAGCCCGATACATTTTTTTCTTCAAAGTGCGGAATTGCTCTTTGTCGATAAATGCACCGCAACGGATAATTTCGCCTGAAATATCGTAAGCAAAATTATCCAAAGCCTTTTGCTTTTTGAATTTTTCTTCAAAATCCATAACTGTAACCATCCTTTAATTTTATTTTTACCCTTTGCGGGCTGGGATAGGGCTTGATCCGTTCAAACCCTTCAGAAAACGTTACTTAATCAGCAAGCTATTTTTTCCATAGCATCAACAAGTGCCTTTTTTGCGGTATCCGTCAGCATTACAACGGCATTAAACCCGTTTCTGTTAGGGCAAGTATCACGGTAAAGTTCCGTGATTGCCCAACATTTTCCATTAAAAACGGCTGTGAAATGTGTTGACTCTGGGGTGTGTTTGTAGGCATTCGTAAAATGTTCCGCTCCGTCATAGTGAACGAATACACCGTTCATCTTTGCCTTTGCAATGGGATATTTTGCAAGAATACCGTTGAGAATTTCAACGATATTTTCCGCTGATAGCGTTCTAGCTGTGCAACGGTGCTGTACGGTGTTTAACGCCTCTGTGAGATCGGCAATCTTGTTTTCTGTGTTCAGTATGATTTTTTTTCATTGTGATTTCTCCTTGTAAAAATATGTATGTTTAGCGTGCTTTTGCCCGCTATAGCCTTTAATGACCACCTGATCCCCTTGTAACCGGGGGATCAACGCTCACAGCCTAAAGCCCTATTTATAGTCGCTGTGACGACTTTTAATCTTCATCAGTGTTGCAACCGAAAATTTCATCAAGTATCGGGTCATTGTTTTCTTCCATCTGTTCAAGTAAAGATGATATTGCTTGCGACAAAACATAACAACGTATAGTAACATCACACCATTCAGCGCCCCTTTTAATCGGATTAACATCAGAACATCCAAATTCTTCTAACGCTTCCTGTAATAAGTCCCAGTTTCCATTTAGATTTTTTTCAGCCTCATATGTGTTAAAAGTATAGCTGCCGCTACAGTTACCTGTCACACTGTCGCTGATCCAGCACTGTTCATTGAGTTCTTTTTCAAGTTCTTCAAGATCTGTCGCCTTGAAATATTCCTTGTTTTCCTTAATGTAGTTTTCTACATCATTCTTGACATTTTCATAATAATTATACATTTTATACATTTTGTACCATCCTATCCGCCATTTAAGGCTATGTATTTTTTTGGGTAATCCCGATACCGCTTTTAGCGGTATTTCGTCTTAATTCTCAAAGACTCATCAGGGGATTTTTAAAAAAGATAATGCATTTTTACTACATTTCTATAGATTGATAATCTATAAATTACATAGTTTTCTTGCATATAGTCATAATCATATACTTGCCATTTTTCGCCATCGTTAAGCATATATTTTTTTTCGTTGAGCGATTTTGCAATGCGATCTGCGCTACTATCAGGTGCAAAATATGCTCGTTCTGTTGAGTGAACAAATTCTTTACCTTTTTTTGCTACAGCAATTAATTTCATAATTTTAACCATCCTTTATATGTATTTTTTGCCCCGTTGGGCTTTGGTGATAGTCTGTTTTTATAGTGCTTACTATCAATACACTTGACAAAACCCTTTTAAAGGGTTATAATAACAACAAAGGGATGTTGTACCGCTCAAGCGGGGCTCAAGCGGTACAAACGGTTATTTTTTGAAAATTTGCTTAATGATATGTATTATTGCTTTAGGTACATCAAGCAAGATAACCGCCGTTAAAACAGTAATTAAAATTACAATGTTTAACATTTTGTCCATCCTTTATTTGTTATAGTATAAGCCATATCATTTAGAGGCAGTCCACGCATAGCCGATACAGCTTTATTTAATTGTCAATGAGCAGACCATTTTTTTTGACCTTTTACCTGTCTTTTTTTGTATGTGGCTTGTCCTTATAAAAAATCGTTTGAGCAACCGCCATTCAGGCGGTACAGTAACTAGATAACTTTTGTTTGCTTGTCTTTATCTCTTTACTGTACCTATATAATATCATATCTACACGATAAAGTCAATAGTTTTTTGGTTGAATTATGCACAAATTATCGTATAGATATGATATGTATTTTATGCACTTTGCACAAATATACTATATGTAGTGTATTTTATATTAGCTTGCTACTACATATAGTGTATTTTCATAAAATTTTAGCATTTTGTGCATAATGCACAAAATAATAATGCAAAACAGCGGTTCGCTTGTATAATATGTATATTTTGCAACGTTTCGTTGTTTTTGAGAGGGCAAAAAATGAGATCAGAAGCACAAAAAAGAGCGGATAAAAAATGGCGAAATGAACATTTAAAAGTCGTTTCATTCACTTATAGAAAAGAAAAAGCGGAAGAATTGCGAATTTATGCGGAAAAGCAAGGTTTAACGCTTGCGAATTTCGCAAGATTAGCCTGTCAATATTGCAAAAACAATAACATAAATTTACAGCAAGAACCTGAAGAAGAAAACAGCGAAAAGTAAACTAATCGTTGCTATTTACTGTCTGAGTTGATTATATCACATAACCGTAAAATTGCAAGGCAAAAAGATTATAACATTGTTGTAAATGCGTTTATTTTGCGTTTTAAACGGCTTGTATATATGCTATAGTGTAATTTGACTATGGTATTTTAACCTTGCTTAAATCGCATTTTAAAGCGTATTTTTGCGATACGGTTTTTTTGATATGACAGCATAGATCACACCGGTTATTTACAATTGTTTACAATTATTCACTGTTTATAGATTTTGACATAGCCATATTTACATATTTTTACTTTGAGCGGTTTTGGGCAGTTTTGACCGATTTTGAATAGTTAATTTGCTTAAATAATAATCAGGTTTTGTTAAGTAAATTCATTATAATTTAAGTAAATTTATAAAGGCATTTTTAACCTTGTTAAGTAAAGTTATTTTACAGGCTGTAAAGCGATTTTATTACTATGCGTATAATTCAAAGGTGTACCATAAACAGGACAAGTATATATATTATAGCATTGTACTTGTAAAGCTGTACTGTTTATTGTACACGTTATGTAATTTATGTTGTGTAACGCTTGTTGTACTTGCAATGTGTAACATTCGTTGTGTAACTAATGTTGTGTAACATAATTTACATAACACTGTTATGTTGAATTTTTACCTGTCCCGTTTATTGGACACATTAGCCGAACGAAAAAGCTAATAAACGTTAGCCAAAATTGCATTTTACAAGGAATTTACAGGGAAAAACTTACATTTTTGCTTGCTCAAAATTGCATTGATTACCCGGTTTTATGCCGTTGTCAACTTGACATTTTCGGCAGTTTGTCAAGCTCATGCGGGGTATGTTCTCATTTCTGCAAGCTATTGGAGATGGCAGGCTGCTCATATCTGTTTTTTCAACACATCAGGTTTAAATTTACATCTCATTATATAGGCTTTCACCCACACTAAATCCACTTTTACACTACTCTAAAATTCTGCTCAAAGCAAATCAATTCACATCTAAACAACAATCTTCATCTAACAAGGGTTCTGTCCTACAAAACTTAACTTAACTCAAATCTAAAATATCAAAAACCACTTCGGACTATTTTTCGATAAAGCATTGAATTTACTCAATAAAACTTAACCTCTAAAAAGGAAGAAAATCAATTGAAATCATTCTTTCAAGCCTATAAAAAGTTAATCTTTATTGGCTTATATCCAACAGAATGCCGATATTATCACTTCGAGCCTAAAAACAGGCTCTTTTTTTATACCTATAAACAAGGCATAACCTATCTTTATAGTGGATTGCACTTAACATTTCGTAGTGGCAAAATTATCTCATCCGAAAATCAAAACAATATCTGAATGAAAAAGTGCCCAAAATAATCATACAAATTTTGTACAAAATAAACTATAGAAAACGAAAAAAGATTGTATCTTTTCTATTGACAACCTATACCAGAAGTGTTATAATAGGCTTAAAGAAACCGATTATAAGATTTATAGCAAAGGAGAAAAGACAAATGTATCAAGGAACGCTGGATATGATTACTTGTGATAATCCTATAGAGAGTACAAATACGGTAGTCAAGATTGACACAGATGGTTTACACAAACAGCTCAGTGAATTAGGTGTTAAAAGGGAATCTCAGAATACTCTCATCCCAAGTAAACATAGGAAAGAACTCATTAATCCTAATAAGAGTCATACAGCAGCTTCTCCTATAAAAAGTCTTGAAGAGATAGATGAAATGAAAGAATATCTCTTAAACAGACCGGAGAGATACAAGGGAACTAACATAAAGTATTACACTTATTTTGTAATGGCTATTAACAATGTCCTGAGAATTAGCGATTTAAGTCAGATCAGAATAGGTGATTTACTTCATACAGATGGTTCTTTAAAGGATAAGATTACTCTTACCGAGAAAAAGACAGGAAAGACGAATACAATCTATCTGAATGACTCTATTAAAAGTGTAATCCCTAATTATTTGACAAGTTTAGGAGTTTACTCAAGAGAAGATTATCTTTTCTCCCCTAGAGGAAAAAGCGATAAGCCAATGCGTAGACAATCATTTTGGAATATCTTAAATGAGATAAAGAATGCTCTTGATTTAGACTACACATTATCTTGTCATTCTACAAGAAAAACTTTTGTTTATCAATCTCTTATGAAAAATAAAGACAAGTATGTCTACATCCTTACACTTCTTCAGAGAATGTTAAATCATTCTAAGCAGGAAACAACAATAAGATACTGTGGACTTGAGGAAGATGACAAGAGAGAAATCTACAATACTCTTTGCCTTTAAAGGCAAAAAATAAAACAACTATTTACTCATAGCGGATAAAATAGAAAATTATCTGCTATGAGTTAAATTAGACCTTAAATTCGTCAAAGAAAACAATTATAAGATTTATGGAGGAAAAAGAAATGTACGCATTTACAAAAATTGAAGTCAAGAGATCTCCTGAAGATTTAAGAGAAATGAGAGAACATGAAAAATATCTCAGGTCTAAACCTACAGACGAAAGTCTTGAAGAAACCTATCAGATGTTAAGAGACTTTGGTATCAGAATCAAAAAAAATGAAATACCAAAAAAAGAAACGATAGGTTCGCTTGAAAGATGGAGACTTCAAGTTATCAAAGATTACATAAGAAGTTGAGAATAAAAAATTCTCTCTTCTAAAGGCTCAAAATTTTCACTGAATTTTCTGTCAAAAAGTTTCGTCCGCAGTATAAGTAAAGTATTTATACTTTACTTATACGGTCTTTCTTAATTCAGTCTATTCTTGTGTTACTTTTTGACATAAAAATGAACTATGGAGAAGAAATATAAGGAGGTGTTTTTATAGGAGAAGAAAATGGCTATTTTGTAAAGATTCCAAACCGATATATTCAATGTGATATTACTAGGAAATTTGGAATAGGCAGAAAATTTTATGGTACTTATATCCTTATTGGGTTCTATAGGACTTGCGGGGATCATAGTTGGATTACTGTTGATAAGGTGTTACATTCTTATGGGTACAGTATATCCACTAGAAAAACAAGTGTGTTTTCTGATGCTATAGCGGTTTTGAGAGTTATGGTAGAAAATGAGATGATTGAAATTGCGTCTGATCTATCAAAAGTAAAGGCTGACACTGGAATTGAGATTAAAACAAATAATTTGGTATTTGATACAAGCAAGAATTTCACAATTGTTACTATAGAGCAGTTCAAAACTATACTGTCATTAAACACTAAAGTCAACAAAGAAAATATTTTGCTTGTTTATCTGTACGTCAAATCTTACATAATATCTCGTAAACCTGATATTCCTAATCCCTTTGACTACCCGGAAGCATTCTACAAAAGTACCGATAAAATTGTCAAAGACTTAGGGATGTCTAAAAGCACAGTTAATAAGTGCTTGCAGATACTCACAAGTGGGGAACATCCCCTGCTCATAAAGAAAGAGATGGGATTTTCTCATAGTGAGAAAGATAAATCAGCTAAGAAATTACCAAATATCTATGTACTCAATAAAAGCGGATATGAGACAGAAATCGCTTGGGCAAAAGAAAAATTACTAAATATTACAAGGGGGAATTTTATATTAGCGAATACGGAATAAAAATTAAGAACATAAGTGCCGGAATGCTTTATGATGTAAATTTGGGGGTAAGAGATTATTTCACTTATACCGAAGCAATGCTCAACAACAGCCTGTTCAGTTACTTTCTAAAAGCAAACGGTTTAGATGTTCACAAGAACAATCAAAATGGAAACGAAAGCACTCGTGATATAGTATGTTTAGATTTTGATTTTGGTAGCAGATCGTATGATGATGAATTAAAAAGGCTTGAGGGACTATTAAAGACGGACATAACTGCTGAATCAAAAGAAAGAATAAATACCGCTATTGAGCGAGTAAAACAGAACAAATCATTGTATTCTGAGAAGAAACGTGGAGAAATCCGTGATAAGTTCTACAATGAGGGGGTTGATATTACCTATAAGATACGTGATAAGGAAGGTAATATCAAGAGTGAACAGACGATTCATTATAATATGCTATTTCGCACAAGTGCTAAAGCAAAACTCGGACAAGTCATATTCATAAATCAAAAACTTTACAAGAAAGCATTTGACTGGCTGACGATGGGATTGGGCAACAAGATGGCTAAAGATAATGCAAAGATAGTTGAAATGTCTGCTTATTCTCCTTTAACAACGAGTACAATTGTAGGAACGCTACATATCCCGGTAAACAACATTCTCATTCTAAAGGATCAAGACAGTTATTTTAAGACTATGGCAAATGTAGTCAAAGCTGATACCTATACTGACAAAAAAGGCAACACCAAAAAGAAGTGTGTTGTGGAACGCAAGGAAACAGAAGTCAAGAACACTATTTGGGATGGTATGGGGATTATAGAATCAGATTTGTTGCCTAATTGGGTAAACGGTATGGCTCTTCTCCGCAATCATTTCTTTAAGATGTGTGGCTTGCGAGGGCATTTACAACTATTTTTTAAAGATTGGTGTAATGAGAACGGCTACGACTACTCTACTTATCAAGTACAAGATATGTTTGGTAACTGGCACTATCTAAAGGATATAAAGGTTATAACCACTGACAATGCTGTTAAATGGCGAAAGTTTATTGACATAATGGGTGGCACTCCAGAAGCAGCTTATTCTTATTGGTGTAATCGAGTTAGTTTGGATGGCGACATCTTCGGTATTGTTAAAACAGATCATCCAAGCAAATTAGGGGAGTATCAACAGTTGAGTTATCAAATGATAAATACCCTCCCCTGCACAAAAGACGAAGTAAAAGCTATCGCTCAGAACAGTATTGATTATGTAGAATTACTTAAACAGGACAATGAAGAATTTGAGAAGTTTTTGCGTAAAAACGCTAATGAAATAAATCACTATGAGATGCTTGCCGATTTATACAGACATAATAATGAATTTGGCAATTCAAAATGGTTTAGAGAAGAAAAGAAAAAGATTATCTCAAATTATGTTCATTATCTACGCAAGGGTAAGATACAAGTCAAGGGGGATAATTTAACGATATTTGGGAATCCTTATGGGTTACTGTTATATACTGTGGGGGAAGACTGGACTAATGACCCTACCCTTTTAAAAGAACGAGGGTGTATACAATGTTATACTAATCGTTTTAATGACGGGGAATATTTAGCTGCCTTTCGCAACCCACACAATTCCCCTAATAACATTTGCTATCTGCATAACAAGCACAGTGAAGAATTTACGAGATATTTTGATTTTAGTAACAACATAATGGCGGTAAATTGTATAGAAACAGATATACAAGACCGAATGAATGGGTGCGACTTTGATTCCGATTTCTTCTTAGTTACAAACCAAAAGGAAATTGTAGAGTGTGCAAAAAGGTGTTACGAAAACTACCCTACTATAGTTAATTCTTTAAGAGAGAGTGGAATTACATATAACAACACCAAAAGTGATTATGCTGTAATGGACAACAGATTTGCAAGTTCAAAAATGGGTATAGGTTGGGCTAGTAATCTCGCACAATTGGCTATGACTTATTACTGGACTGAAGCATCGAAAGAATATCCTGACGATGAAAAAGCAAAAGAATTATATGATAATTTTGTAATCCTTTCTGTTATAGCACAGATTATTATTGATAGTTGCAAACGACTTTACGAGATAGACGGCGAAGAAGAAATAAAACGCATAAGCAAAATGCCTTGTATGACTATGAACAAAATAATAACGGATGATGGCGGTAACATTAAAACTGTTAAATGTGATTACCCGGAATTTATGAGATATACCAAAGAAATTAAGTATACAAAAGACGGTAAAGAATTGCCGTTTGCTGAAATAAACGAAACAAAAACCAAACTTAGAAACCGTATAAACGAAGATTTAGACTGTCCTATGAATTGGTTGGAAGAATGGCTAGACAAAATACAAGGTGCGTCAACATCGGAAACAACTCCTACTACCGACTTCTTTATTAAAATGAATGGCAAGGCTAACTCAAGACAGATGTCAAAAGTAAGGGTTCTTGTAGAAGATTATGACACGTTTGCTAAGTATCTTTTCGCAATAGAAAAAGACGAAAAGATTGTAGCAGAAAAACTTATTCAAGAATCTAATGTGTTGTTAGAGAAACTGAGAAAAATTAAGATAGGCAACATAGTTACGATAAACCGTCTTATAGAAACCTCATTGGGTTTAGCAAATGGAATTGGAGCAAGCAAGAGGTTATTAGATGCCTATAATAAACCTACAAAAAGAATACTCAACTTCTTGTACAAATTAGACAAAGAAAGGTTCTTAATTAACTTCAAGCCACAGTAAAATTGCCAAAAATGCAAAAAAATTGCAGAATGATTTTGCGTTCACCTTCAACTATCGTGGGTTTCGCCCACGTTCATAAAAATTTATAAAATATGTATTATGGAGGGGGAACGATGAGCGTTCATCAAGTAGGCTTCACCGCTATTTCCGATGCGGTATAAAATATGGGCGGTACTGAAATCGTAAAGTTATAACTTACTGTCACGTTCTGGCGGTTGTGATGTTTCTCTAACGGCGATATTACAACCGTTGGGGTGTGATTGAAAAAAACAAAAAATATTATATGAAAGAAGTGAAAACACATAGTTAGAATCACTAAGTTTGAGATGCAGTATCTCTTAAAGAATGGTGTAAAGTTTGGTGAGAACGGTCTTGCAAAAACAAAGTCACACCATAGAAAGAATTACTTTGTAACCGAAACAAAGAAGTGTTTAAAATTACTTAGCGAATGTAGGGGCGAATAATAAAAGCCCAATTCACAACGAAAGGATTGATATTAAATTAACAAATATGAAGAACAACTACACAAGTACGGATTGACACCTGAAAAATATGAGCAATGTCTACAGGATATTCATGATAAGGTGTTAGGAGTTGAAGATCAAGATTGGGCTGACATAGTAATAAAATACAATCTGCCGATGTCAAAGGACACAGTTAGGAAGGCATCTTCACAAGAAATATTCGGCAATGTTTTTGTATTGGACTATTTCAGAGAAAAAGAAAAGAACAAAGGCAATAAAGAAAGTCCTGAATCAAATTACAGGACTGAAATATCAATAAATAAAGATGGCTCGTATCTGAGTAATAAATTAGTAGTATTAAGTGAGGATGATTTAAAGAATCCTGATAGCCTTTTGAAAGCACATGGATTTGATATAAAAGAATGGGAACTTGTTTCTGCTAAAAATAATGCTTGGAATGTTTACAGCAAAAAAGACGGAATTAAGGAATTATACTCAAGCAAGATTGTTATAAAGCCGAGAACTGAAATTTCATTACAGGAGATAAAGGAATTTTACAAGGAATTAGTTGATACATATAAAGCTCCGATAGTAAAGAAATACGAGAACGAAAATAACGGTTTTATGCTCGAAGTGCCTATAATGGATTTGCATTTAGGTAAATTTTCAACCAGCGATATAGTAAAAGAAGTATACAACTCACAGATTGCAAGGGAATGTTTTAACAAGATTATTGACACTTGTATCATAAGATGCAAGGGACTTAACCTTGAAAAGATTATCTTCCCAGTTGGGAACGATTTCTTCCATTTTGACACAGTAGGAACGACAACAACGGCAGGAACACCGCAGGATGCGGATGTTAAATATCAGACATTGTTTAGAGATGGGGTTACTCTTTTAATTGATGGTATATCAAAACTGTCAAGCGAGTTAAAAACACCTGTAGAGGTGTTCTGTGTACAAGGCAACCACGATACTTTGTCAAGCTATCACGCTTTAATGGCTTTATGGTGCTATTTTAACAATAACGAAAACGTTACAGTTGACTTGTCTACATCACCGAGAAAGTATATTTCTTATGGAAATGTTCTTTTAGGATTTACTCACGGTGATAAGGAAAAGAAACGGTTAGATAAGATAATGCAAGTCGAAGCATCGGAACAATGGGGAAAAAGTGCTTATAGGGAGATCCATTCAGCCCACCTACATTCAGAACACGTTGTTGAAGATGGTGGTATAATCATCAGAAATTTATCTTCCGTTACTGGTACAGATGCATGGCATCACAACGCAGGGTATATTGGGGCAGTTAGAAAATGTACCTGCTTTTTATGGGATAAAGAACGAGGATTAGACTCAACGTTCAATGTAGTTATTTAACAAAACTGCAACAAAACACAAAAATATTCAATAAACAAAAATAACGGCTAAAAGCCTCTAAATAGAAAGGAAAATATAATATGACAACAAAGGAATTAGTAAGAACAATCGCAAACAATACAGGAATTACAATGAAGGACATCACAACAGTTCTTGAAAATTATCAAGAAGTAATCAAGGAAACTGTGGCAAGCGGTGAGAAGATAAGTATGATAGGTTTTATGAACATATCAAAGGTAACAATACCTGCTAAGAGCGGTGTAAGTACACTCAGAGGAGAAACAAAGGAGTGGAGTTCTCCTGCTCACGATGAGATAAAGGTTACACTTAGCAAGTCTTATAAGGCACTCTAAGGTGGTGTTTTGATTGACTAATAAAAAGAGTACAAATGTTTCTCTTGATGACGTTGCAGATGTTGCCGGTCTCATTGGCACTGAACTTGAATCATTAAGAGAAAATGGCGGTTGCGTGGCAGTTTATGCCAAGAGAGATTTCGCTAACGATTTATTCATTGAATTGATACAATATGGATATGGTTTTTCTTATGCTGATTTTGATGGTCTTGACGATTTAGTTAAGGATAGGGTTTATCTTATGATGATAGATAATGAGTGCAATGTCAGCATTGAACCGGCTATTAACTCTAATGGCGTTATAATCGCACATGATGCTTCTACTGTTTTAATCTACATAGATGATTGCCCTCAAAAAATAGCAGAATTTAACGAGGATGATGATTGCAAGATAATCTATTTTGATCTTGATGGTAATTCAAAGGTGAATAATGTAAATAATGCAAAAGTGCAGATTAAGCATAACGGCAGTGGGGATGTTGTCGGATTTACTTGTGACGATACAAGTGATGATGGTTGTAGCTATCATTTTAGTTGCTACAGTACCGATGCGGAAATTGTAAAGAAATATGCAAAGGCATATGGAATAAACTTTTAAAAAAACTATACAGAAAAGGAATTGTAAAATATGAACGAAATTGAAATTTTTAAAAATGATGAATTTGGGGAAGTACGCACAATTGAAAAGAATGGCTCAGTGCTGTTCTGTGGCTCGGACATCGCAAAAGCACTCGGGTATGCAGACACAGCAAAGGCAATAAAACAGCACTGCAAGGAAGATGGGTGGGTGATTTGCCCAGTCATAGACAGCATGGGAAGAGCCCAACAGGCAAAGTTCATTACAGAGGGTAATGTTTACCGACTTATCGCACATAGCAAACTACCGGGAGCTGAACGCTTTGAAAGATGGGTATTTGATGAGGTTCTGCCTTCAATAAGAAAGAATGGTGGATATATTAGTAATGCTGATTTGATGGTCAATACATACTTTTCAAATTTGCCAGATGAACAAAAAGTGGTTATCAAGGGTTTATTAACAAATATAGTTACTATTCAAAACGAAAACAGTGTATTAAAGAAGGAAAATGATGTTCTTGCTCAAGAAAATTCAAAATGGGCAGGAAAGGATTTTATAAATGCTATTGTTAGAAAATATGGGAGAAATGTTCGTAACAATTATGCTAAAGGTTGGGTTGATTTTAAAAAAGAACTTTTATATAAGCACAGTATCAATTTGAACTCAAGAATAACACATTATCTTAACACTAGCGGAAAAAGAACTAAACCAAAGACTTTAGATCTTCTTGACGAAAGCGAAATAGAAAAAGCTGCAAGTACAATTGTTACTATGTGCAGGGAAAATAAAGTAGATATTACTGAAGAACTTAAAAAGTATGGGAATATAAATATGATATAATGTTTTAAGAGAAGTGGCTAACTACCACTTCTCTATTTTTTATATGGAGGGGATAGATTAGAAAATGTCATCTCGTTTTAACGCTAATGACTACGATTATTATGTTGATAAGTATAAAGAAGAAAGTAAGAAGGCAGAAAAGCCACTACCCTGTTCAAAACTAAGTTCATTAAATCTTCCCAAAGATTCTTGGTACGTTGATAACTGCCCAGATGAAAATGTTTGTAGTTGGGCTGAATTTGTTAAATGGTGTGGGTTTCCTGCAAGAAAACACCCATTATCAAAAGAAGAAACAACAAATTTGATCTACAAAATGCAAAAAACTATTAAAAGACCTTTGATATACGATGATTTTAGGGGAGTGAATTTAAGTCATCCGTCAATTTTAACCATAAAAAAATATTGGGGAACATTTAACAATATGAAAAAAGATCTTGGGCTTGCGATAAACCAAGATTCTATGCTGGAAAAATCATTAACAAAAGAACAATTTGATACTATGATAACAGATATTTGCGATTATGTTAAAAAAGATAATAGAGATTTCATTACCACTTCTGAAATTGATTGTGTAGACAGGTGGAACAACTCCCAGTGTTTAAGAAAATATGCTCAAAAATATTATGGTTTGTCATTGACACAAATGTTTTGTGGGAAAGGAATAAGGCTTGGAAAACAAGGAAGAGGGCTAACTTTTGATTTTTCAGATGGGGAACACGTTACGAGCCAATTTGAATATTTATTTTCAAAGATGCTAAGAAAGCATGGATTAGAATATAATCACGATTATTTTAGAGATGTTAAATATTCTTTATTTATTCCCGGTTATGAAGGAAATATGAATTGTGATTATGTTATAAAAATTGGAGAAAAGGTCTTATACATAGAAATTGCTGGCATTATAGAGGTATATAAAACATGGTTTTTTCAAGATAAACCAATATCAAATAGGAAATCTCGTGAACAGTATAGAATTAAACTTACTAAGAAGATGAAAATGCTCAATGAGAACAATTTAAAGTATTTTATACTTTTTCCTTGTGATTTAACAGAATCAAATGTTTCTTTAATATTAAGTGATGGATCAGTTGCATTGCGAAAGAAAATAGAAAAATTTGTAGAAAACAATATAGATTGGATAAAAGTTAGAAAAATTGGTGAATTAAGATATGACAAGCAATAACAAGTAGAAAAAAGAATTTTTTAAATTATGCTTAATGGTGTTTAAAAGAAAGGGAGTGAGATTATGAATGGTAAATCTGCAAAACATAGCGATGGAATAACAGATGAAATGTGGCAAGAAGTCAATCAGTTTAATAGGGACGTGGTAGAAGAATACCTTGATAATCAAGCGGAACTTTCTGCTAAATCCAAGATTTGTTATGAATCAGGGTTAAGAATATTCTTTTATTGGGTTAAGGAATACTTAAACAATAAATGTATGTTGGATATTAAGAAGAAAGAATTTGTAAAATATCTTAATTGGCTAACAAACAGGGGACTATCCGAATCGGCAATAAAATTCAAAAAGAGTTGTATAAGTAATATCTGTAATTATGTAATGATGATGTATGAGGAAGAATATCCAACTTTCAGATCTTTTGTTACTTCTGAAATGAAAGTAGTAAAAACGGGATATGTTCACGAAAAAGTACCCCTCACCCCAGACGAATATGTTATGTTATGTGAGGAATTAGAAAAGCGTGAGCAATGGGAGAAACTTGCGTATTTAGTGTTCTCTTATAGCACAGGATGTAGAAGAGCTGAGGTTCGTCAACTTTTAAAAGAAGTCGTTAATTATGAGCCGAAAGAAAAGAAAATCAAAATAATTGATGAAGATGGAAACGAACAAGAAGTTGTCTCAAAGTCTTATCAAACTCACACTATTAGATGCAAGGGAGCAAGCGTAGTAGGCAAACCAAGAAAATTAAAATTCGGGGAAGATGCTATGTATTGGTTAAAGAAGTGGATAGAAGTTCGTGGGGAAGATGATTGCCCTTATATGTTTGTTATCAAACAAAAGAAAGATGGATCGGTAAGACAAGTTGCTGAAGGAACTTTTAACGAATGGTGTACTGGAATTTTTACAGAAATTGTTGGTAGGAGGGTACACCCGCATCTGCTCAGAGAATCACGAGCAACTAACATAGTAGTATATGAACATAAATCCGCTGAGGTTGCACAAAAATTGCTTGGGCATAATGATGTAAGCACAACGAAAAATCATTACATAATAAAGAAAGACGAAGATGATGAATCAGATGAGGCTTTTATTTAAAGCTATCAAACGATAGTTTTATTTGAAGAATTTTAAAAATATTAAGGAGGTGGAAATATGGCAAGAAAAGCAAAAGTAATTGATACTGAAGATAGTTTTGATGAAAATATAGAATATAAGTGTTTGCGTTGTGGTAAAGTGTGGCAAAACCCTATAGGACACTTTTACAAATCTCAATGGTCTGAAAACTTCATAAAAAATTCAAGATATGTACCATTGTGCAAGGATTGTATCAACGAAATGTTTGATGCTTATGAAAAAAAATATGGAACAAACAGTGCTTGTATTTTTATGTGCTACAAAATGGACGTGCCATACTACTACTCTTTATATGACTCAATTGTTACAAATAACAACACGTTTAGTTTAGGTTTATACCTAAGACAAATGAATAATAAGCAGTATCAGTATCAAGATTTTTCCCAATCTATTTTGCAAAAAGAAGTAGGAAAAACAAAAGATGATAATGAAAAAGCAAAAGAAATTAAGTGGTCTAAGAGTGACACACAAAATAGGGATTATGCCATAGAGGTAATTGGTTACGATCCGTTTGTGGGATACCCGGAAGAAGATAGACGGTTTTTATTCAATCAACTCTCCCCTTACTTAGAGGATGACGATGTAGCCGATGATGCTTTCAAGTTATCACAGATATTGCAGATTGTAGACAACAATAAGCAAATAAGACAATGCGATGTAAAAATTGCTAATCTTGATCCGGTCAAAGATGCAACCAATATAAAAACATTAAACAACATAAAGAAAGATTTAGTTGCGAGTAACGATAAGATAGCTAAAGAGAATGAAATATCGGTAAAAAACCGTTCCAATAAAGATGTGGGAAAATCAACTCTTACTTATCTTATGAGAGATTTACGAAATAAAGATTTTGATAGAGCAGAAGCGGATTATTACGATCAACTTAAAAGCGTAGGTACACAGTGGGCAGTTGATGTTTCGCAGAAAGCATTATTAGATCACTGTTTGTTTGATGAGAACGACAAAAAAGAAGTTTATGAAACTCAGTTAAAGCTTATAGAATCACTAAACAGGGAACTTGATGATAAAAAAGAACAAGTTCGTCAGCTTTTGATTGAAAATGAGGAATTGAAAAAACAAAAAACAGAGGCTGAAATATGAGAAGAAATAAACTGATGTCTGAGAGAAAACGAAAAATATGTGAATTAGATGCTGAAAGCATAGCTTTTTATCGCAGGAATCCTTGCATTGCTTGTGAAGATTTGCTTGGAATTAAGCTTATAGATTCGCAAAAATATATCCTTCAGCAAAGTTGGAATAAACCGCACGTTTTATGGTGTTGTAGTCGTAACTTTGGCAAATCTTTTTTAGGTGCTATTTTAATGGTGCTTAAAGCTATTCTTTATGAAAATCAAGCTATCTACATAGTATCTTCTGTCGGTGATCAATCCAAAGAAACCTTTACGAAGATTGAAGAAATTGTTTTGAGAATAGGCAAAACATCGGCTTCTATTCGTTCTTTAAAAGATATTGTTGAAAAGGAAACAAAAAAATCATCAAACAATAAAACAGGATTTGGACACGCACAGTCTGGATTTCATGTTGAATTTTATAATGGTTCAGAAATATTCACTCTTAATGGTAATCCGGACAACAACCGATCTCGCAGAGCTACTTTAGTATTTTTTGATGAAGCTGCATTCTCATCTGATGAACTTATAGCAGTCTGTGAAGCCTTTGCAACCCAGAACACAGAGTTTGTAACTTCTACAGACGATAATTTTAATCCTGAAACATTAAAAAGAAAATGTCCTACTCAGTTGGTTTACGCTTCGTCACAAGACGATATGAGTAAAATTTTCTACTCTCATTATAAGAATTTTGCTAAAAAAATGATGGCTGGGGATAGAGATTATTTCGTTGCTGACATGATATGCGATACAGCCATCAAAACTTATATGAATGGTGAACCATATATTCCTTTGCTCACACAAGACAAAGTGGATGCTGCTATGAAAGCAAATAGAGAAAAAGCCCTTCGTGAATATTATAATCAACCGACAAGAGATGGTGGCGTAAATCAAATAGTAAAATGGGGAACTATTCGTAGGAACGAGACTTTCACTTTACCCCAATTGTGCTATCAGCCTAATACAAGAATTGCTTTAGCTCTTGATCCTGCTCGTACAATAGATAATTCTATACTTAGTGTTATGAGAATAACCAATGATGAGAATTATGGGTATATTGGAGAAATAGTTAATTGTGTTAATTTTGTAGATAAAGCTAACAAAAAAGGATATAAATTGGACTCTAATAGACAATTAGAAGAAATCCGAAATTATTTGTCTGTTTATAACGGTATGCACAATGATTATCAGAACATAGATGTTTTATTGATTGATCAAGGTGCAGGTGGTGGTGGTACTTCTACCTATGCCGATAACTTGCTAAATGATTGGGTAGGAAAAGACGGAAGGCATCACAGAGGTTTAATTGATAATACTAGCGAAATATACAGCGGATATGACAGATTATATCCTAGTGCTATTGACAAGTTAAGGTTACTCAGCCCCAAGAAATATAGGACACAAATGGTTGATGAGTTTATTGAGTTAATGAATTTAGGAGTTATTAAATTTCCTTATGAGTTTAAGCAAGAAACTATAGCAATGGCTAAAAAGGTTGAAAATGATAAAGACACTGAGATTATAGAAAATTACCAATTGTCTGATGAAGAGATTATAGCCCTTGCAAATATAGATCTAATGAAAAACGAAATTACATCTATCTATAAATATGAAAATGCTGAAAAAACCACTAAGAGTTACGCTTTGGCAAAGGACAAAGAAAACAAAATGCACGATGATAGGTTTTATACAATAATAATGTTGGCGCATTATTTGTATGATTTGAGACGTGGGCAAATTGTTACATCTACTACCCCAAAAGCAGACTTCTCAAAAGCAAGGCTATTCAGTTCAAGTATAGATTTTTAGAAAGGCGGTGATATGTAAGTGCCGAATGAAACTAATGATTTTGATATAAGTTTTACATCTCAAACAAGCGATGGTACTATAATAGTCACCTCCGCAGAAGAAATAGGAAAAGAAAAAATGCGTATTGCTTTAAGCACATACGATCCCAGTAATGACAAATATTCTGTTTATCTTAATGAGGGGGTTAAGGCTAATAGCGGATTAACTCCTACAGAAATAGACGACTTATTAACTGATACACAAAACAGTCTTGAGAAAGTACAAAAAATCAATGCTTATAACAGAAAACTGATAAACAAGAATGATATTATCGGTAAGACTGTCGAGTCTCTTGATACCAACATAAATACAGATATTAAGATTACTTATGGAGATGTTGGTAATGTCAAGGATAAAAGAAACAAGCAGAAGCAATTGGATAGTTGCAAAGAATTGATAAAGGATGTAAACGAGGGAATACATATAAAATGGCTGATTAGAAATGCTGTTGTAACTTCATACACAGAGGGTAATTTTATTGCTTATCTTCGTCATGACGATCATAGCAATTATGCTGTTGACATATATCCTTTAGGTGTTTGTGAAATATCAGATTATAATGTCAACGGTGAACCGGTTGTTCTGTTTAACATAAAAAATCTTCGTGATAGACTTAGCAAGACCTATAAGAAAAATAAAAAAAATAAGGCTTTATTCTTCAAAGATGTTGAAGATGAAGTCAAAGCGAATTACCCTAATGAAATATACGAAGCGTTTGTTAATAAGGAAAGTTATGCGATCCTTGATCCAAAATACACGGGAGTAATCCGTATAAATAATCTTAATCGTAAATATGGCGTATCTCCTATTTCTCGTGCTTATACGGATTTGCTTATGCTTGATACTTTTGCAGATACTGATAGAGTAAATAGTAAAGCTAAAGGTAAAAAGATTATACATCAGAAAATGCGTAAAGAAGTGTTAGGGGATGACAGTCGCAAGGATTATTTTGACGAAATGGCTTATGCCCACGATAACTTTATGGCATCATGGAAACAGAGTACGGTTGTTGTAACATCTCCTCCTACGGTTGAAGAAATTAAGTATGTAGAACCGACAGTAGAGATGACCTCGAAAGACACCTATAACACATATAGAGCGAAGGTGCTGTCTACTCTTGGTATTCAATTTTTAATGGACAGTGGTTCACAGTCTGTATCTACAGCATCTATCTCTGTTACTCAATTAATGCGTACAATAAATGCTATAACGGAGCAATTAGAGGACATATTACGCAAGTGGTATAGACAAATTTTAAAAGACAACTACTACCCTGTTGCATACTGCCCCCATGTTGAAATAACGGATTCAGAACAACTTGAACTTGATATGAGAAAGACTTTGAGTGAGTATTGCTTTAATACTCTCGGTGCATCAAGAGAAACTGCATTTGAAATGGTGGGACTTGATATTAAGGACGAAGCTCAGAGGAGGATGTCAGAAAAAGACAGCAACTATGATGATATATTTACTCCTTACAGTACAGCTTATACTAAATCTGGGGATAGCAATTCAGAAGGTGGCAGACCTGCCGATAGCAAAAATGATGCAAAGCAGGAGTACGATCAGATTAGGAATGATGCAAAATGAGTAGACATATTATGAAATGCCCGTGTTGTGGGAAAGAAATAAAAATTGCTATTGATAGTGATGGTGGGGTTTCTGCCATCACTATTTTTATAGATAAAATACCAATTTCACAGGAAAAATTAAGTGAAGATTTTGGTATTGAGTTAGGAATCGTGGGATCGAATGATAACTTGGAGGAATAATTTGGATAAATATTTTTATTGTTACAGTTATCCATTAAAGGAATTTTTCGTTTCTAATGGAGAACAGGTTATACTCTCTTCTATTCATGAAAAGACAAATGTGAACTATTT